CTATGTTGCACGCACCGTCCATAATTGATTGAGCTTTGTCGTGTAGCTCGGGCTCATTAGGTCTCGTCGCATGCCCCAGTCTGGGTTGACGGGCACGCTGGCTGATCGGAGCGCGCCCTTACCCCAGCGTCCGTTGATCTGGTCCAATACCGCCATCAGTTTCGTGGCGTCAGCAGGCTGGGAGGTGGCAAAAAGGTCGTCGGTGTACTCCCCCTGCTGACAAAGGTTCATCAACAGCACCTCAGCCTTGCTGTACTTGAAGCCCTGCCGAAACACTCGGTCGAGCGCGTCCACCGCAGCCTTGGTCAGCAGTCGCACATCATCAGTGGGGTACGGCATGTCGATCAGCACACCGTTGGCGTACTTCGCCTCCTCAGGGTTGAACATGCCGGTGCGGATGCTGACGCGGATCTTCTTGCACAGCGACTGCTGCGCCCTGAGTTTTTCCGAAGCACGCATCATGTAGGTAGCCACCGCTTCCTTGATGGGTGCCAGCTCCGTGAGCCGCTTCCCGAACATCCGACTACAGCAGATTTCCTGCTTCGGTGGGTCCGGCTCGTCCAGCTCCAGGCACGGCGTGCCGGCCAGCTCCCGGGCAGTCTTCTCGATCACCACGCTGAACTTCTTGCGTAGCGTCCACGGGTCGGCCTTCGCCAGGTCCATTGCGGTCTTGATGCCCATGGCGTCCAAGTGAAGTTTCATCTTGCGACCGACGCCCCAGACCTCGGACACGTCGGTGTTGCGCAGAACCCAGTCACGCTTGAACGGGTCGCAGATATCGACCACACCGCCGGTTTCCACCTGGAGCCGTTTGGCGGTGTGATTTGCCAGCTTTGCCAGGGTTTTGGTGTGGGCGATCCCCACCCCGACCGGGATGCCGGTGCAGCGTAGCACCTGGCTGCGGATCTTCCTGCCAAGCGCATCCCGGCCATCAATGCCGGTCATGTCGGCAAAGGCTTCGTCGATGCTGTAGACCTCGACGGCAGGCACCATTGATTCAATGAGTGTCATGACCCGCTCACTCATGTCGCCGTAGAGCGCGTAGTTCGACGAGAACGGGACGATGCCGTGCTTATGCAGCTTGTGCTTGATCTGGAAATACGGCTCACCCATTTTCACATAGGGCTTGGCGTCGTAGCTGCGAGCGATCACACAGCCGTCGTTGTTGCTCAGCACCACGATGGGTACGCGAGCCAGGTCCGGGCGGAACACTCTTTCGCAACTGGCGTAAAAGCTATTGCAATCGATCAGGGCGAAAACGGGCTGGGCTTTAGACATGGCTGCGCACGCTGCAGGTGATGACGCCCCAGATGATCAGCTCGTCGCCCTCAAGCACGTACCTCGGTGGGTACTTTGGGTTCTCCGACAGGAGAATCACCTCCTTCCCACGGATGCAGAGGCGCTTGCACACGGGCTCGTTGTTCAGCAGCGCCACGACGATGTGACCATGCGCAGGTTCCATCGCACGGTCCACAACGGCTAGGTCCCCTTCAAAGATCCCAGCGCCTTGCATGCTCTCCCCGGCGATGGAAACCAGGTAGACATGCGGAGCGCGAATGTTCAGAACCTCATCCAATGAGATGTGCGCTTCGATGTGGTCCGCCGCTGGGGATGGAAACCCGGCGGGCACACGAAACGAACACAGGGGCAGCTTCAAGCCACCCTCAGCAATAGGGCCTAGAATTGAAAAGCTCATGACGCACCGTTCCAAAAATACTGTACGAACATACAGTTAACTTTGTACAAGGTTCGCGGTCAATTTTGTATAGGAAAAATCTGACAGGCGGGACAGCTCATGTGCGGGAGATTCGTGCAGTACGAGGGGATGGCGGTGTTTATGGAGGAGCTTGGCCCTCAGCTGCCATTGTTCGGCGGGTACGACGCGGAGCCGATCAGCCGGTACAACGTGGCTCCGACGACCCGCGTGCAGATCCTGCACAGCACAGAGGCAGGTATCCACATCACTCCAGTGAGGTGGGGATGGGCGCCCTTTTGGGCGAAGGGGAAACGTCCGGATCCGATCAATGCCAGGATCGAGACTGTTACGACGGGAAAGTTTTTCAAACAGCTTTGGCCGGCCGGGCGCGCACTGGTGCCCAGCGAGGGTTGGTATGAGTGGGTTAAAGACCCAAATGATCCGAAGAAAAAACAACCCTATTTCATCCGGCTGAAGGATCAGAAGCCGATGTTCTTCGGGGCGCTCGCACAGGCCCGTCCAGGTCTGGACGAGCAAGACGGTGACGGTTTCGTAATCATTACCGCGTCATGCGACCAGGGCATGGTAGATATCCATGATCGCCGGCCGTTGGTGTTATCACCTGAGCAAGCGCGGGAGTGGCTGGACCCGGATCTCAGCCCAGGGCAAGCAGAGGAAATTGCAAGAGACCATTCCAGGCCTGAGGCCGATTTCGAATGGTATGCCGTGGGAAAAGAGGTGGGGAATGTCAAAAACCAGGGAGCACAGTTGTTGCTCCCCTGGAATCCTGAAGAAAACTAAGCCTGACTACGCTGATCCAGGAGGCGGGCCGCCTCTGGGAATCCCACCCAGCGTGCGTTCTGGTCCAACCCTCGCCCAGCCAGCACCACGCCGGCCCATTGATTCAGATCCACCTCCCTGCGTGCCACCGCCGCCAGCAGCTCGGAGGGGAAGATGTTCAAGTATTTGTCAGCGGTTTCGGTTTCCATGGTCTTGGTCCTTCGTTTGTGTGACCACAGTAACGCTCCAGCGTAATCACATAGCAAGCAGATCAGATCGAGCGTGACAACCATTAAAACAGCCCTCCCAACGCCGCCGGCTCCCAGTTCATGATCACCAGTTCACCGCTGACCTCGGCCTTGCCCTGACGCTGGTTCGTGTTGCTGTAGCGGATGTCCAACGTCTCGAAGTGAAAGCCTTCAAACACACGGCGGATGTCCGGGTGATCGTTGATGCTGACCATGACCTTGCCCTTGCAGCGGCGCATGAAGTCAGCCATCCGCTCGTAGTTTTCGAACGGGAAATCCACGCCATATCCAGCGGTCTGCCAGTACGGAGGGTCCATGTAGTGGAACGTATGAGCGCGGTCGTAGCGCTCAGCACAATCAAGCCAGGGGAGGTTTTCGACGTAGGTACCGGACAGTCGCTGCCATGCGGCCGAGAGGTTCTCCTCGATCCGCAGCAGGTTGATGGCCGGGCCAGTGGTTGCGGTGCCGAACGTTTGCCCGGTGACCTTGCCGGCGAAGGCATGGTGCTGCAGGTAGAAGAACCGGGCGGCGCGCTGGATGTCGGTGAGGGTTTCAGGACGGGTCATTTTCTGCCACTCGAACACCTGGCGGGAGCTGAGCGCCCATTTAAACTGGCGCACGAATTCTTCCAGGTGGTTCTGCACAACGCGATAGAGCGTCACCAGGTCGCCGTTGATATCGTTCAGGACTTCAACGGGAGCGGCCTGGGGTCGCATGAAGTAAAGCGCGGCACCGCCGGCAAAGACTTCGACGTAGCATTCGTGGGGCGGAAAAAGCGGAATGAGGCGGTCGGCTAGGCGACGTTTGCCGCCCATCCAAGGAATGATGGGTGAAGACATTTTTGGCAAGACCTTACTGTATGGATAAACAGGTGCTAGACTCGCCGCGCTTTGTGCACGGAGCAGGAGCCTTGGCTGGACTTGCAGGGACATCTGCAGGGACGGCGACCGGGTCGGATGTTGGCGCATCCGGCCCGGTCGCTCCTTTTCACTTCGGTGTTGAAACTTCTATGGCGTAGGCCTGGCAGGCTGCCAGGGCTATCAGCCCCCGGTCGCCGGCATCGGTGATGCCGATAATTCGTTGAGCATGCGCCGGGTCAAGTCGGGCGCGTGTGGCTCCATGAACCACGCCGCCGGTGCTGGTGGCGGCTGGCACTGCACAGCCGTTGGCGGTATCGGTGGCGTCGAGTAGGACTGACAGCCGGACATCAGCAGTAGCGAGGCGATCACGCAGGCGATCTTGATCACGTTGGGCATCGGTTAGGACTCGATAGTGGGTTTGGTCATTGGCGGCCAGCCGCTGTTCCAGGGCCAGGCGCTTGTCCTGCTCGGTACGCTGCAGCGCGGCCGAGTCCAGGGTTATTTGGTTGAGGGTTTCGGTGTGGAGCCGGGCTTGTTTTTCCAGCTGCTGACCGTATCGCCAGCCTTGGACCGTCCAGGCGAGGACCGTCGAAGTGGCGACCAGAGCGAACAGTAGAAGCCCGGCGGCCAGCACGCGGTATTGCAGCGGGATCAGGTCGACGAGACGCATAGCACCGCCCTCGCCCGCTCCCACAGCTGCAGACGATCTGCCAAGCCGTTGAGCCCGCCGTTGATTTTCCGGGTGATCATTTCGAACTCATCACGATCAGCCAGCACGTTCAGCTCCCTGACCCACCAGAACCATGCAGCCGACTCGGCCGCCCATTGGGGCAGCTCCAGCAGTTCGGGCGTGCGCAACAGGCGCTCGTCGCCGAACAGCGCCAAGCTGCAGCGTAGGTAGTTGTGGGCGCCGGTAACCTGGATTAAGCCGCGACCACGATAGCGCTGACCATCGCCGTCGGGCTCGGGAGTGTTGCCGAGTTTCGAAGCCAGCGAACCGGTGTCGTATTTGCTGAGGTATTGATCGCCTCCCAGCTCCCGCACGTACTGCAGTTGGCCGGACTCATGCCCTACCTGGGCCAGGAATGCCGCCTGCCGCTTGGGCGTATCGATCTGTCGGTGGACCATGGCTGCGTTCAGGGCCGATACAAAAACGCCCGCTTGGCGGCGGGCGTTGGGCATGATGCGCTGTAGTTGCTGCTCAGTGAGTGGCATGGGAGGCTCCAAAAAAAGCCCGCTTGATGGCGGGTTGCGGTTGTGTTTGAGGGGGCTGCTGGGTACGTCTAAAGCTGGACGACCTTGACCGGCTTGGCTTCCTTCTTCTTTTTCTTACCTTTGGCATTGGCCTTGCCCTTCTTGCCGCCGTTGCACTCGACGGTGGTGGTCCAGCCACTGGAGGTGAACAGTTGCTCCACCGCCTCAGCCAGGTATTCACCATCAAGTCCGGGCTTGATCCCCTGGACGATGATGGACCGTTCGGCAAACACATCGGTACGCCCGGCCATTTCCAGGCGAACCCCGGCGCTGCTGCGATTGAACGCAGCCAAGCGCGCCTTGGCGGCCTGCTCGGCGGCTGACTTGTTGGGGTAGATATGCCGGTCGGTATGGACCGCTGGCAGGCCGTTCGGCAGGTCGTCGTTGTCCAACTCGACCACCTTAAGCGCGCCGGACTTTTTGTCCTGGTGCTTGGTGCGTACCGCCTTTTGCGTATTGCGGTCGCCGAGACGGAATTGATAGCGGCTCAAATCAGCACGCCTCAGAACCACAGGGCTCAGGTTCTTGCCGCTGGCTGTCTGGCCACCTTGCCGAGGCATGACCAACAGCTTGCCGTCGGCCAGCTTGGCCGTGCAGTCATATTGTTTGGCAAGACGGGTGATGAAGTTGTAATCCGACTCGTTGAGCTGGTCGACTCGAGGCACCTTGGTTTGCACTGGGCACACCGGCTGCCAACCATTGCGGGCTGCCACGTCGCGGACAATCTGCTGCAGGGGCACGTTTTCCCAAGACCCACTGCGCACGGTCTTGCCGCTGCCGCGCATATCACTGGCTTTACCTCGAATCACCAACGTATCAGGCGGCCCCGACAACTCGATCTCGTCGACGGTGTAGCGCCCAAGACGGGTCAAGGCCTGCCCGGTATACCCCAGGTAAACCTCGATACCCGCCCCCCGCGTGGGCAGCGCAACCGCTTGATCACGATCATCGATCCGCAACTCGAAGTCGTCCGAATCCATGCCCGGCTTATCCGAGGTGCGCAGACTCAATAACCGGTCATTGATCAACATGGTGATGTCCTTGCCGTCCGCAACGATGCGAAAGGTCGGCTTCATGGTGATACTCCAGAAACAAGAAGCCCCGCACAGGGCGGGGCTTTTGAGGTATGACGGTGCTGTTTAATCCCACAGCTGGATATCCTCCAGCGTCTGCGCTGGCAGATCCGGCAGCACGATGATCACGCCAGCGCGAAACGGTTGAGGCTCATCGGCTAGGCCTTGATTGGCGGCAAGCACGGCCTCCACCGTGCCATTCAGGTGGCCGTAGTAGTGATGACAGACGGTGTCCAATAGATCCCCGTCAGACGTTCTGCAGATCGTCGCCATAGCTTACAAACTCCAGTGAAAAGGACTGCTTACGCGGAATGCCACCCGCGAGCAGGTTGCTTTGATCTTCCTCGATGTTGAGCAGGCACCAGGTGCCGAGCACTTCGCCGTAGCCGGTGGTCAGGTTCACCGGCTGCAGGCGTCGCCCGATGGAGCGCAAGGTATCCAGCTGTTTGAGCCCACCTTTGAAGCCCGGAAAAATTGCGCCCTTGAGGCTGATCTTGTCCTCTCCCTGGCCGACCGCCTGCTGGGCGATGCTGCGTGTCAGACGTTCCTGGCCTGCCCAGCGAAACGACGTCTGGCGACGTAGCTCCTCAAAAGCCGCCGTATCTAGGTTGAAATAGTACGGCTGCGCGTTCGGCTCCAGAGGCTGCATGATCAGCAGGTGCGGGAACGGCTTCACCGCCTCGGCCGCTGGTGTCAGCTGCGGGGCAAATGAACCCGTGGGCATGATGTTGCTCAGCGAGGGGCTCACCTGGCCGGCGATGCGATTGATCGCCGCACCCGCCTTGCCCGCCTGTTCCTTGAGCGAACCCAGCCGCTCTTGGACTTGGCCGGCTGCGCTGACGGCTTGGTTGTACTTCGCCGCCACCTGGCCCACGGTGGACTGCGCCGCGTTGATTGCCCGCATGGTTCGTTGCATCTTGGCACCGATGGCCGGCCCAATGAAGGGCACCCCCTCCAGCTCCGAGGCTGCGCCCGTCATGTCGCCGATTGCACCATTGAGTGGGCCCAGCATTCCGTCGAGACTGGTACGGCCAGCCTCCCCCGCTGCGAGCAGTGATTTGAACACCGATTGCAGTTGCTCCATGTAGGCCATGGCACCTCCTTAAACGTGAGGGGAATCGAACAACTGACTCGACGCTTGGCGGGCGGCCACGTCCCGGGAGAATGACTCCATCAACTGGCGCAGATGCGGCTCCAGATCCCGGGCCAACTGCGCCGGGTCTTTTACATCGCCTTGCACGGTGATGGACACTTGCGGCGAAAAGCTGAAAGCCTGCTCAACCTTGGGTGGCACCGACGGAGTTGGCTCAGCTGGTTTGGCAACTTCGGGAGGCTTGGCCTCCTCGGCCTTACCATCACTGCCAAACCAGGACTTACCCAAGAAGCCGCCGATACTTTCGCCACCCAGGCCACCCAAAGCGGCACCAATTAAGCCCCCGATTGCAGTACCGATGACCGGCACCACCGAACCAATAGCGGCACCTGCTGCGCCGCCGGCCAGTGCGCCCGCCAAACCACCAGCGGCACCGCCATAACCCTCGGCTTTTTCGTCTTGGGTAGTGGCGTTGAGCGCGGTATCCAAGACCCCCACCCCTGCATCAAGTACGTTACCGCCGGGGATACGTTTGGTGGCTCGGGTGACGCCCCTGATCGACTGAACCGCACGGCCGAGCGAGCCACCGGACGCTGCCTCCGCCGCAGCAGCCATAGGCGCAGCAGCCAACAGCCCCACCTTTGGCATGACAGACATAGCGGCAGGGGGTGACACGGCCGGAGGACTGGGCAACCGGGCGGTTAATCGCCGACGCGGGGTGGTCCCAATACCGGTACGGCGACCTCGTCGGCCACGCTGACGCCTGCCGGAACCGCCGCCAGGATCTGCACCTGGACCAGAACCAGCCCGGCCTATTGCATCAGCATTGACGACAAACACACGTTGCGGCTCATTGCTGCTCCCTGCTGCAGGATCGTTGCCGGCCCCCATCAACTTACCGAGGACTCCCAGCCCCTTATCCACCGTCTTGATACCGGTTTTAGGAGCCTTGGCGACGGCGTCACCCAGGGCGCCCGCGCCTCGTTCCATCGCCCGGCCGCGACTGATGTTGTACAGACCCTTACCGATCTTGACCGCGCTGGCGGCGGTCTTGAGTGCTAGCAGGCCGGCGGTGATGCCAGCGATCCCAAGCACCACCGGTTGCGAGCCATCCGAAAGCTTGGTCAGCCCACGCACAATTGAAGTCAGGCCCTGGGCGACCGCGTCGGTCGCCGGGCGGATGGCGTCCCCCACGCTGCGCATGCCATCGCTAACCGCCTGGCCCAGCTCGTCCCACATCTGTTTCGACGTTTCGCGCCGCTCGGCCAGGTTCTTATCGAGGATCCCGCCAGAGGACTGCGAATCCTTTTTCAACTGCTCGTACAGCGACTTGTTTTGCGAGTAGGCCGTGAGCGCCGCCTTGACCTGCATGTCTGCGAACAGGTCACCGGTACGCAGGGATTTCTCCAGCGCATCGAGCGCCGCCTTGGCCTTCTCCGGATCCGTCTCCTTGCTGATCTTGGCCTGGGCCTCGGCCATCTTCGCGGCCTTCGCCGGGTCGGTGGCCTGGATGTATTTCATCGCCAGGGCGAAGCTGGATTCCAGGGTCGACATGCCCTTCTGGATGCCAGTGTTCAAGGAGGCTTGATAGTCGATACCGGCGTCCTTGTACGCCTTGACCACGTCGCCCGAACCGATTTTTTCCATCCAGTTCTTGAGGTTGTTGGCCGCTTCGTCCGAGCCCCCGGCCGTTTTCATCTGGACTTGAAGCATGGCGCCCAAGGAGCTGACCGCTTCCATGCCGGTGCTACCGTTTTTCTCCATGCTCGCCAGCAGTTGAGGGAACCACCGGGCCATGTCGCTGGCCTCGAAGCTCCCCGCCTGTCCCTGATAGGCGATGGCCTCCAGGGCCTGCTGCATCACCTTCGGGTCGTTGATCTTGGCGTTCTGCTGCAGCGCCATGATCATGCTGGCCGTGTCGACGCCGGATGCGCCCTGGCCGATGGCAAACTTCGCGGCCGTCGGTGCGTAGGCCATGGCCTGCTTAAGGTCCATACCTGCACCGACCAGCTGATTCACCAGGTCCGCCACGTCGTTACGGGCCATACCCGTATCGCGAGAGGTCTGGATTACTGTCTGACTAAGCTGTGTTTCTTGCGGCTTGTTGACCACATCCGCCTTGATCGCGATGTCACGGATGATCGCCTGATAATCCGCGCTGACCTTGGTCGGAATCGCCGCCAGACCTGTGGCTACAACACCCTGACCAATGCTCGACGTGAGTCCTTTCTTTCCGGCATCGAGCTGCTGGTGACCTTTGAGCTGCAGATCGGCGGCTTTGGCTGCGCGGCCGAGGCGCTGGTACTCCTGCCCCAGCCTGCCTACCTCCACGCCCTGCTTGCGCAGGGCATCAAGGTTGCCGTTGAGTTTGCGCAACAGGCCATCGGCCGAAGCAGCGCCGCTATCGTGCGCCCGCTTCCATTCATCGCGCATGCGGATGGTTTCGCCAATGGTGCTCTTGAGCACCTTGGCCTTGTTGCCTTTGTCCTCCAGCTTTTTGATGTGGCCTTCGACCGTGCGGAAGGCAGACGCCATCGTCGAACTGACGGCGCCGCCAATCACCAGCGATAACGCCAGTTTGCTAGCCATCGTCTACCCCTTGTTTCAGTCTGAGAGCCACCAGACCATGTCGGAGAACGGCATGGCGAGAATTTCAGCGGCGGAAAAATTCAGCTCGGTGGCTAGACGCTTAGCCAGTTGCTTCTGCACCTTGGGGTTGAAGTTCATCTTCTCGCACCAGGCGAAAATAGCCGGCCTGTATGCGGTTGAAGTCCTTCAGCGTCAAGCCATCCAGATCCTTGGTACCGACTTCGGCCAGGGAGGCGAACAAGTTCAGATCTTGTTGTTCCTCATCATTGGGCGCTGTTTGGCGGGCAATGCGAAGGTCACGCACAGTCGGTGTCCGGAGGCTCAGCGTATCGACACGCACGCCGTTGGCTTCAGATGGCACCGTCAGTTTCACGGTGACGCGGTCAGCGGCCAGGGTCATCCAGCTTGGGATTGCAGTGCTGCTCATAGAGGTGTGTCCTTAAACAGAGGAACCGCCGCCCGGGCGACTCGCCAGGCGGGGTATCAAGAAGGGTTAGAGGCCCAATGCGGAACGCTGGGCGGCCAGTTGATCAACGCCGTTGATGACACGGCGCATGCCGATGGGGTCGATCTCGTAGACGGTTCGGCCGTCCACTTCGAGCTTGTAGTACGTCAGCCCCACGGAGTGCTTGATCTCAGCCTTGTCGCCCGGCTTCCAGTCGCCCATGTCGACCTCTTTCAAGGTGCCACGCAGGGTGACGATGACCGGCGTGACTTTACCTTTGAGTCCCTTGTAAGCCCCCCGGAATGTACCGTTGAACGCCGTGCCGTCGGCCAAACCGAAGAACTTCAACGACTCACGGCGTACGCCCGTGGTGGTGAAACTCGCTTCCTGTTTTTCCATACCCATGTCCAGCTCGACCGGCGCGTCCATGCCGCCGCCGCGATGCTCTTCCATCTTGAGCGTGAGCTTGGGGAGCGTCAGGCTCGGCACATCGCCCTGGAAGCTGACGCCGTCGGCGAACAAGTTCAGGTTCGCCAGGGTTTCGGGAATCATTGCCATTGAGGTCGCTCCTTAAGCGGCGGTGTCGAGGACTTCGGTCAGCCATTGGTTGGTGACCTCTACGCGGAAGTTGGGGTTTTCTGCCGGCGGAACGTCGGTGAAGCGGATGTTCCAATACACCTTGCCCTGCTCCAGCTGGCTGGCCGTGTTCAGCTCCGGGTCGGCGAACACCTCGAAGTTGATGATTGCGCCTTGGGCTTTCAGGTCGCGCATAAACGCTTGCAGACCTTCGGTCACGTCCTTGATGTAAGTCGCGGTGATGGAGCGGTCGACCGCCCATTTGTGGCCGTAGAGGATCGCGTCCATGACGATGTCCATCGTCCGTACGCGAGTCACGAACGCCCACTTCGGATCGCTGGACAACGTGCGGTTACCCCACAGACGGAAACCATCGTCACGGATAATCGTGGCGATGTTTGCGTTGTTGAGCAGGTTGGCCCGGCAAGTTTCATCACCGTCCAGAAACTCAATGGGTCGCGTGGTGCCAGTGATGCCGACAAACTCCTTGTTCGAAGGCGAAGCCCAGAAGCCGTATTCGCTGTCTGTCCAGGCAAACAAGCCAGCCACCCAGGCGGAGCCCGGCGCGTCGACTGTGGCGTCCGCCGTCGTGTCCCAATACTGCACGCCCGGATCAGCCAGATACGCCCGCCTGGCACCGAAGTTCTCGGCGTACGCCATCACCGCCTCATCGGTGGTGTTCGGACCGTCGAGGATGGCGAGCCCTCGCAACTTGTCGGCCAGCGCGACCAGCGCCGTGCCGACAGCCAGTGTCGCGCTGTGCTTGGGAGTCACCAACAGCCGCGGCTGAGCGTTGAACCGGCTCTTGCCGTCCAGCAGCGCTTGCAGGCCAGTACGTTTGCCGTCAGCCAGGACGCCACCGATGATTGCCGAGGTCTGTGCAGCAGGATCCGCCAACTGGGCCACACCACAGGCGACGATCACCGCCTTGGCCCGGGTGTAGATGGCCTTGCAGGCTTTGGTGATTGCCGAGTCGGGCCCGAAGGCGGCCACCGCTTCGCGCTCGTTGGTGATCATCACCAGGTCGTTCGGCTGCGCACTGTAGGCCGGCGCCGGCACGAAGGTGTCGACCAGGCCGATGATCGAGGACGATGGCAACGCAATGACACGAGCACCGGTATCAACGTTCGTGACGGTCACGCCATGAAAGAAGCTCATAGATTCTCCAGATACGAATAGGCCCCGCAATGCGAGGCCTTGAGTGGTGAAGCGGAAAAGAAAACGCCCCGTCGGTGCGGGGCGTTTATTGGGTCTGTTCGGCGATCCAAGGCGGTGCCACGGGACGGTATTGGCTATCAGGAAAGTGCTCGGATTGGGGCCAGTCTCGAAGCTCCTCCCGATATCCCAACAATTCGGCAAACTGCTCCGTTGTCAGCGTGGTGTCTTGAGTCAGATCCTGCTCATCGCGATGGCGGGTGACCAGCCACTCTGTGGATTGCAGCTCAGTGTTGCGCCAAACCCGCTCAGCGTCGGCCTGTTCGGACGTAGGGATGTCAGGCGGGGGGAGAAATTCACCCTCATCTAAAGCCCAACCGGGTCGGGTATCCATAGGGCAGGCTTGCCATACCAGGTCAGGATGGAATCGCTCAGTTGGATTAACATCAGTAGTTTCGACTACCTGTGCGTTTTCGATTCTTGCCCACATAGTGATCACCACTGAATGATTACATTGCCGGCGGCGCCTGGGCCGCCGTTATATCCGAAGAGTGCACCCGACCCGCCCCCACCAGGCCCCATACCCCCGTTACCTGGATATGGCCCTTGCGTACATCGGCCACCAGGACCGCCACCTGACCCACCGACAGCTCCATAGCTAACATGCCCAACGCCAAGAGACGTGTTGAAATCCCCTCCAGTACCACCCCCGCCGCCACCAGGCCCACTCGCTAAGCCAGTCGACGAGCTACCTAGACCGCCGATCCCGCCGGTTGCAGATAGAAAGGCCCCAAAGGACGACGTTCCACCGGTTTCACCAGCCGCCCCCTCCACGCTAGCGCCAGCGCCACCAGCGCCGACGGTCACCGTAACGCTGGAAACGGTCGAGAGATCAACGAGCCTTTGCGAGAAACCCCCACCCCCACCACCACCTGACCCTATTCCGGATACCCCCGAACGCCCGCCGCCGCCTCCTCCACCAATAACGGTGACCCAAGCCTTTTTCACGCCAACAGGCACAGTCCAGGTAAACACACCGGCAGCTTTGTAAGCCAGGGTGCCCCGGAAGGGCAAATGCCCGTCCAAGACAATAATCTGCCACTGAGACCAAACGCCATTTGCGTTTTTGGTGCGAATGTAAGTTACGGGGTTGATGCTGTTGACCAGGGAGTCCCAGAGCTGCGTTGCCATTTTGCTGCTACCACGCTCCATGTGCAGGATTGTGCCATTGGGTATCACCCCTACCCCTTGCTGCGATGGATACTCCGGCTTCGTACCTGTCGTCGCGGCACTGATCATGTACAGGCCACTCACAGCAATCGCATCAATATCTCCCGTGTAGTTAACCGCAGCCGCCCCCCACCCGAACGAACCGACAGTCAGCATCGCACCCGGGCTCACGTCCAAGGGGTCGGCTTGCTTGGGTGTATTGAGCCCATCCCACAGCTGCGCCCAAGCGGTCCATGCGCCGTTACTTAAGCGAGAGCGCTTGAACGTCAGAGCAACGCCAGCGTTGACCGACTCCCATATCTGAAGCGCCGACAACGTGATATCTCGCTCCATATGAAAGAGCACGCCCCTCGGGATATCAGCACCGGTCGTGGGGTTCTTGGGGCGAGTCCCGGAAGAACCATCGCTAAAGGTGTACACCCCCGTTTCGGCAATCTGGTCGATATTGCCGTTCCACACATAGCCATAACCGGCCAAACCATAGCGAGCCAGGACGTTTCGCACAAAGGCAGTCGTCGCGACAGAGGTATCGTTGTCAGTAACGGCAGGTGTAGGCGCCGTTGGACTTCCCTGAAAGACAGGGGAATTGATCGTGGCAAACCCTTGAGTGATGTTCTGGAAAACCAGTGACGTGGTACCCAGGACAATTGCCCCATCCGTCACCAACTGCCAGCGAGTGTCGGCCAGCGTAGCGCCCTGCTCGACGGAAAGAATCATCGCCGAGGTAACTTCAGCACTGCTATCAGCATCCGGCGCACGTTGCCAAGCCGCTACGCCGACAACGTAGATACCGTTGTCTTTAGAGGCTGCTTGGTTCTTCACCAACACCCGGTCGCCTGCGAGCAGGCTAACGCCGTCGACGGTCTGAAGCCCAGTCAACGCAATATTGGCCGTGGTCGCTACGCGCACTGACTGCTTGTTGTCGAGCTTGTACAGTTCTTCCAGGATTCGTCTTTCGACAAATTCCCGTGTTGCCAACACCACGGACGGGTCAATCTTCAGCGTGATGTTGCCCGTACTGCTGACGATAAAATTCATCCGCACTACCTGGGTCCGGCCCGAGCCTTGCGACATGATTGGCTTGAAGCTCGGAGGGCAGTTCGCGACTGCCACCAGATCCCCATCAGCGTCATACAGACCGATTTCACGAATCCAGAATCCCCCCTCATCGGCCGGGATCACTTGCTCGGCGATTATCACCGCCGGGTTGACCGGATCAATAAAAAGCTGATTCAGCGGTCGTCGCCGCCATTCGTTGATCAACGACGTTTGGGTCGCGCTTGGAACCGGGTCCGTGCCGTTGGCGTCACCCAGCCCCATGTCGGTAAGTTTCCATGGAACGCCAAGAGCATCGGCGTTCGCCTGTTTCGCCGCTCCCACGTTCGTGAGAATCGCGAAAAATTGCGAGGTCTGATCAATCATTAGTAAACGTCCAAGGTGTCTATGGTGTGTTCGCGCCCTACCACGCCGAAGGATCCGGTGACGTCAATGTCACGCATGATCGGCGGGTACACGTCGATTTCGTCGCCCTCATACAGGGCAACACCGATGTTCAAATTCCCTCGGGTTTCGAGGCTGATCGCCAATCCGGTCATGTGGCGACTGACCGGCCTGGCGTCATCGATCAGCCACGTCAGTTCCTGATAGGTCTCTTCGCTGATGCCTTCATCGGAAATGCCGATCTTCAAGGCGAACGTTCCCGGTACACCCTTCGGCTCGGTCTGGAACCACTCGACTACCTCAATCAGGTAGCCGAACGGTTCCACCACCCGGCGCAAGGCGCCGATGGTGCCCTTATGGGCATGGACGTAGAACGAAGAGCGGATCACCGAGCGCTTGACCTCTTCGGGCCACGCCTCGTCCCAGCGGTCCACGGACCAGGCCCAAGCCAATTGGTAAAGCAGGTGCGCCGGGCAGGTGTCCGGGTTGTACAAGGTACGAAGCGGTATCTCCGTTGTTTCGTCGATAGCCGCCTCAATGGCCCGCTCAAGCTGGGTGCTGTTGAGGGGAAGCAAACTTTTCATTTACTACCCCGCTTTATGGTGAACCCCGTACACCACGCCGCCTGGGCCTTGGTTGGTCGAATGTCTATCCATCCAGGGATCTCGACCCGGGCCACGCCGCTGACGTGGACCTGTGCATCAATCGCCGAACGGGCCACCTCAACGCCTAAGCGGCGCCGGGGATTGATCCAGGCCTGCAATCGCGCATTACACTCGGCAAGTGCTGCCTCGTTCTCCGGGCCAGTACCGGCCATGTACACCACGGCATCGATTCGATAGGGTAGGATTTCGGCGCCCTGCACTGTCAGCCGATCAGCAACAGGCCGCCGATCCTCATCGTTGAGGTAAGCGTCCACTTCGACCAACAGCTCGGGGCTGGCCGTACCATCGCCTTCCAGGGACAGTACCGTCACGACCACCTCGGCCGGCGCCGGGCTTTCGGCCGTGGCATCGGCCACCAGGCCCGAGGCGTTACGGGCATGCAGGATGTAGCTATTCCGTGGCCCAGCAGTTGTTAACCCTTCGTACCTCAGCTGGATACGTTCGCGCAGTGCGTCGTAGCTTTCCAGCACCGCCGCCACTGGCGGCACAGCGGTCAAGTCCTCAGCCTGAATGACCAGGCGCTCAAGGTTCACGTTGGCGGCCAACTGCACCAGGTCAGCACCCGTGGCATGAGCCAGAAACAGTGCCTTGGCCGCGTCGTTGACCCTCGCCCGATTCTGCATGCGTCGATAAGCACCCAACTCCAGCAGCTTGGTCACCGGGTCGCTTTCAAGGGAAGCGGTCCAGTTGTCGCCCATGTAGTCGCGGAACGTTGTCAGCTCGCCCTGATACAGCTCTTCAAAATCCAGACTCTCCAGCACCTGTGGCGCCGGCAACGCCGAAAGGTCGATAGTGCTCATGCGTTCACCTCCAGCACCACGCCATCGCCAATGTAAGAGCCCGTCAGTTGCAAGGTGATCTGTCCATCCACCACTGCAACGACCCGGACACGCTCAAGCTTCAAACGGGGCTCCCAACGCCCGAGGGCGCGAGCAACCTCAGCCTGCACCGCGCTTTTCCAGCCCTCGTTAACTGGCAGGTCGACATAGCGACGCAGTTGGCTGCCGTACCCTGGGCGCATACGGCGGCTGCCGACAGGCGTGCTCAAGATGTCCTCAATGGACTGCCGCAAATGCGCCTGGCCGGACAGCGGCTGCCCCGTGCGACGGTCCACTCCGATCATGGAATTACTCCGTCAGCAGTTGCATATCCGGGTGCGCCTTGAGAAAGGCGTACTGATCATCGCCACACGCTGTGACCTGGCCGGCGATGACCGGCAAGGTGGTGTCGTCTGGCATGATCAGCGTGCGTGAGGTGTACCGGATGTCACGAAACACTCGTGCCGGTCCGATGGGGGCTGGTGATTCGGTTTGGACTGGCTCAGGCAACGCCGCGTCGGCAGTTGTCCGCTCGGTCCCCGTTCGCGTTTTGCTCATAATGGGTTGCTCCAGAAATGCGAAAGCCCGCAAGTGGCGGGCTGTGGATAAATGTCGGAGTCAGTGTTTGTGGTTCGGCGTGTTGCCACTAGTGTCGATGATTTTTCCGCCGCCGTTGATATCGCCCGTGACCTGTAACGGGCCGTTGATCAGCACATTGCCGGTCAGGGTGATATCGCCTGCCGTGGCGTTGATCTCGCTGTCCGTTACGACCACTTCGGTTCCGCCGACCTTGATGGTCACGGTACCGCTTGGCACGGTGATGCTGTAGGTACTGGCCTGCCAGTCATAGACCAGCGAACCACCATCATCGAAACGCCACACCTCGACATGGTCGCGGTTGTCCGGCGGTGCCCCGGCATCGCCATACAGACCGGGGATAAATGTGCCCTGCGCCACATCGCCGCTGGCACTTACCAGAGTTCCCTGCTCGCCCATGCTGGGCGCTCGCCAATGACGGGCTTTGCCGGCTGCGATGCTGTGCCATCGCACCCAGGCACTGACCCAGTCCCCATCCGACACCCGACATGCGGGTGGCGAAGCGGTCAGATCCAGCGCGACCACATAACAATCCTTGACCAGGCCGGCCAGCATGCGGTCATGCTGCGCACTGGGGTAGCTCATGCCATATCCTCCGGTGGCTGATAGCTACCTTCGCTACCAGAGCCAGTGTCAGGGCTGAAGCCCCAGAGCAAGGTGCCTGGCGGTTGATTCGGCCACGGCCACTCCTCTTCACCGAGGTAAATAGTTTGTGTCCATTCAACGACCCAGACCGCGTAACCATCCAACTCGGGGCGGGTCCAGTCTTGGGCGGCCCGAACAAACTCGGCGGGCTCAACCTCCAGCCCCCATGTCTGGATACGCAACAGCACGGCCATTTGTGCGGCGGCGAATGCCGCTTTCTGCTGACACTCGACATCCTCACCGCCAACGATGAAGCGCACCTCCAAACGCGCAACCAGCGCCGTTTCCCCTGTTCCGGGATCTCGGCCGGGCTCCAGCTCGACCAACTCGATCACCGCAGCAGGCAAGTCGATGTGATCGGCCATATAGGGCATGGTCCGCACGCAGGCCAATCCTGGGATCGCTTGGTCGATACGAGCCTCAACGGCCTGATACAAAAGCTCAAGATTGAAGTCAGACACGGGCAGATCCTCGCAGATACTTCTGCAGTTCAAAGTTCAGTTCCTGCTCCAGGATCTCAAGCAGGCGTTGGTGAGCCCGATTGGTCCATGACTCGAAGTGCGGCCGGACGTCTTCCAGGGATATCTTGGCCTTGGCGAGTGGAAAGCGGCTGTCGTTCTCCGAGATCCAGCCTGAACTTGCCCCACCACCGCCAGACACCTCACTCTCGGGGTAGTCGCTGGCCTTGAAGTGCTTGCTCGCGGTTCGAATCCAGATGTCGGGCCGGCCGCCATAGACCTTCTTGAAAAATGCCCCCTCATATCGACGGCCTGCTACCGAAACACCCGACCGTGATTGTCGTGGTCGCCCCGCACGGCTGGCCTCAATCGCATTGATACCGAACCACAGCTTGCCCTGACCGTTTCCGGAGAGCGGATAGGCTCGCAAGCGCTGCCGTACAGCAGACACCGCGATGCGCTCCTGTCGGCTGACGGTTCGGGCAATGTGGGTTCGCAACCACCGCAACGTTTTGTTGATGGCCCGGCGCTGTGCAGCTAAGGAAGCCTTGGGCACCAGCGCAGCGAAGTCAGCAAACGCTTTCAGATCCGACCGATCAGCATGCAGCGTGATCATGCCGCTGCTGGCCGACTGCTTGACGTAGCTGCCGACGCTCATGGGGATTTCCTCAGCACCAGAGTCACCAAGCCATCACCTCCTGGCTCCGGCCTGACGATGACGTAATTACCACCGCCGTCATGCACCGGCAGGTCGACCACGACCTCTTGCCGCTCACTGACGCCCTCGGCGTCCGCCACGCGGATGACCAGGTGCGGCTCGCGAAGGCCGGTGTTAATCCGGCCAAGTTTGGGTTGCAACCAGGGAGCGGAGAACATACCCAGGACCGGGCGACCTTCGATCAGCACCGGGTCGCCGAGGACATCGAATACCGTGTTGTCCAGGTCATCGACCAGCTCGCGAAAGCTCATGATTAGAGTTCCAGCAGGATCTGCGCACGGGGCCGTGTGCACAGGTGCAGCGGGTTGGATTGCGCTTCGCCGGCCACACCCTTGTTGAACGGCAACGGCTCCAACTTGCTGTAGTACGGAATACCCTGGGTATTAACCGTTTCCATATAGTCAGCCGGAGCGAATACCGAGATGTACAGGTCCGGCACGCCTTCAGGGACCAGCAGCGCCTTGTCGTCGTGGACGAAGGCCACGCCGGCCACCTTGCCACGGTAGCGCTCCCAGACGATGCCGCCGAACTCGAAACTCTCCCGAGCGTCACCGCGCAGTGCCGCCGCTTGTTGAGTGGCGATGTAGGTTTCCTTGACCGACTTGTGAACGATCAGCTTGTTCCAGAAATTCTTACCGCAGAAAGCGCGGGAGCCGGTACTGGTCACACTACCCAGCGCGTCCTCCTGCATGTCCAGGGCCTCACCGCACATGACGCGCAGTTCGGTGCTCGGGTCGTTCAGCCCCATGGGCAGCTTTTGTCGCGACACTCCGAAAGCAGCGTAGAGATCCAGCAGTGTTGTCGAACCGTCGGCATCCAGTATCAGGCCGTTGAGTGCGCCCATGCGCTGGAATTCGTGTGTGGCATCCAACTGGCGGCGCGCCTTTGCCAGCCGGGTGTTGACCACGTCCTGTACCGCTTGCAACTCAGTGCGCGTACCGAACGCCCGGATGCCCTGGATCTCGTCGGCCTTGATGGTGAAGCGTTCCGGCAGGTGTACGGTGTTGAAAGGAATCATCTTGCGTTTGCTGGCACCGACGACCAGACCCGAAGTACCGCGCTCACCTGCCGGCACCAGCGCCAGGGTGTCGCCGTCTTTCTCGATTTGCACCGTCAGGGTAGCAACGCCCTCTTCTTGAAACAGGCCGAGGCTGCTGATGCGGCCTGGCAGATAAGGTTGTTCATTGATTGCTGCGGTGAGCGCCGGTACGGCAAACGCTTCGTCGTCAAAAATGGCGATATCGGCCATGGTCATACTCCAGAAATGAAAAAGCCCGCACAGGGCGGGCTTGTAGAAAATGTTTAGTGGTGCCTATCCCTGACGTAGCACCCGAATTGCGCTGGCAATCCCTTCGGCATTCAGATCAAGCGTATTTAGGGCTGTAGTGACACTTTCTGCAGCGTCCGTTGAGCCTCGCTGGGCGACCCATCTGGCGAGTTCTTCTAGGGCGGCAGCAATGCTGTTCTGATTGATCGTCAGCAGCTCCAGGGCATTTGCCATGGTTTCGTTGTGTTCTGACATGCCGAGTCATCCTCTATGGATTTGCATTAATGCTAGTCCACCGTGAGTCCGATTGAGCAGATTAGCCGTTTCAGCGCACGATCAAGAAATGCGCGGCCAGGGCTTTTTCAGCATCCGGGTCGAGGCCGGTCAGATGGACTTCACTCACCTCCGCCAGACGCACCACGGCACGGGCTCGACGTACCACGTCGGATTCGCCAAGCGGGCCGAAGAGGATCGCCACGGCAGTTTGCGTGCCGTCTTCGGCTGTCGGGTCGTAAGGGGCGAACTCGCCCGTAGCAGTGATCAGCCCGAGTACTTGCCCTGGATTCAAGGCTGGGCCTGCCGCGACGTTGATCGCTTCACGCGAGATGTTCCCGGCCCCCTCGGACAGGAGGAATTCACCGGCGTGCATCGGTTCCAGTTTGATGGTCATGGTCTTGCTCCTTTCGAGGTATTAGCGCTACCTGACTGCGCCGCCTGACGGGCTGCCCAGATAGAGGTGGGGTCGGGTTGTTTGGCCTGGACCTTCGGGGCCGGGTCTGCGTTGAGCGGTAGACTGTTGTCGATCTCAAAGCCTTTGCCGCTGCCCACCAACTTGTCGAACAGACGCGCTCGAACCGAGGCGGCATCCAAACCGGCCGCGACGTACTCGGCGCTGAACTCAGGCAGTCGTGCGGCAACGCACAAATCGTTTACGGCTTTGGCACGGGCCAAGCCCGCCAGGACGATGGCCTCGCTTTCCAGCTTGGTCGAGTTGATCAAAGGCTCAATCAGGTTGCTGATGCCGTCCGCCGTACAACGCTGGGTGATCATCAGGGCCAGCTTGGCCGAGTTCGCCACAGGAGGCTCCTGGGGCGGATCTGAAGGATCAGGCTCCAGCTCGATATCCGGTTCAGGTGGCTCGTCCAGTTGGGCAAGCAACTCAGCCGGGGCATGCTGGTAACGCTGCAGCACGGCGCCCTGCCCCAGACACGCCTTGACCTTCACCCCGTCGCCCACCTCATCGGCCAACCCCAGGGCCACCGCTTCGTTGGCAGTCAGCCAGGTTTCAGCCGCCACCAGACGCCGAAGCTCGGCTTCGTCGATGTCCGGCGCCTTGGCCTTGTAGGCCACGATGATGGCCTCCATGGTTTGATCCAGGACGTCGGCCACCTTGCGGAAGTCTTCGGCATCCCCTGCCGCATAGGTCCATGGGTTGTGGATCATCAGCATGGCGTTGGAGGCAATGACGACGCGGTGCGCACCGCAGACCGCGACACTGGCCGCGCTGGCCGCCAGGGCATCGACACGGCCGGTGCAACGCTCGCCCAGGCGGGACAACGCGTTGTGCATCGCCAGACCATCGAACAAATCGCCGCCGATGCTGTTGAATGCCGCGATAACCGGCGAGACACCGTCATCCATGGCGCGCAGATCCTGCACGAACTGATTGGCGGTGATGCCCCAGGTGCCGATCTCGCCGTAGACGAACACCTCGATAACCCGCTCTTCGGCATCACCGCTCTCCTGCATGGCGTACCAGGTCTTGTCCTGGACCTTCACCCGCTGGCCGGTTCTGTTGTAAATGCGCGGAAGCGCTGGTTTGCTCATGGTTGCTCCTTGTCGTCAGTAACCTCGACGGCTTCGTGCGTGTTGTAGTTGAGGCCCAGCGCTTGGGCCCTTGCGTTGTCGGCAGCGTTTTCCGCGTCGACGGTTTCGGCGTCATAACCGGTACGGGTGACCATTTCGCTGCGTGAGGCGAAGCCGGCTTGCACTTCCATACGGCGGGCCTGCACGTCCTGGACGGGCTGGATGTAGGCCCAGCCTTGCGGCACCCAGCGTGTGCGCAGGTATTCGCGGCGCCGTTTGGCGTAGTCGTCCAACACCAAGGCACCGGACAGGAACGCCATGTCCATCCAGGCGGCACGGATCGGGCGGCAGAGCTGGTGCACATACACGCCGAACTGAAGCTGTTCCAGGCGGCGCCGGAACTCGTTCAACACGACGCGCAACGCCCGGTCGTTCACTTCACGCATGTCACCGGTGAGGATCTCGTATGGCGTGCCGGTGCCCGCAGCTGCGGCCATCAGTTGTTGACGCATGAAGTCGGGGTAGTTGTTGCCTGCGTCCGGCGGCTTGGAGAACTCAACCTCTTCGCCGGGCCCCAGCTCCTGCATGGTGCCGGGCTCCAGCGCGACCATGGGAGTGAATCCGTCACGGTCAAAGCTCAGCGGCTCACCGGTGACGGGATCCCTTGGCACGGGGCCAGAGTCCGGCGCCGGGCGGCTGATGAAGCCTGCGAAGAGGTTTGCTACTTCCTGCCTGAACAGCACCGCGTCGTCATAGTTATCCAGACTACGCAGGCGCTTGAGTACGGGAGACAGGCGCGGTACACCGCGCAATTGCCCCGGCTCTACCGGTTCGAAGATATGCAGCACCTGCGATGCCGGTACCCGTACCAACTGGTTATAACCCGCGTTCAGCGATACGCCGTCGCGGGGGTGCGACAGGTACATCCAGTAGGCCACCCGCTTGCCCTCCGGATTGAACTCAATGCCAGCACGAATGGCGTTGCCGGTGCGCGTGGTCTCGAATTTGTCGTGGGGTACGAACTCCGGCGCAAGGATCTGCACCTGAAGCGGCACCGCCAGCCCCTCGTCCAGGCGGCGTGGTCGTAAGCGGACAAAGCATTCGCCGGAAGTCTCGACGGTGCGAGCGACCAGCGCCTGCTGCCCATAGAAGTCGGTGTGCTCATCGGCGTCCGACTCGTCCACCCAGTCATCCCATAGCAGCTGCAGCAGCTTGCGAAGCGCGTTGTCTTCGGTGTTCGGCCTGGGCGTGATGCCCGTGCCGATCAAGTTGCTGACGCGTTTGTCGATGACGTTGAAGGCGTACGGGTCGTTGCGTACCGCAGCCCGCGACCGGCCGCGCAGGTTGCGCAGTGCCGGTGTGTTGATGCTGTTGATTCCGTTGTCGGGTGCATCCCAGCCAGTGGATCGGCGACCCTCTCCGGCGCCTTCGTAACTGGCCTTGATGTTCGACGGCAACAAGAATCCGCTACGGCTGAGCGTCGGATAGTGTCGGGCCATCAGACTCCTTTGCCTCCGTGATAGAGCCGAACTACGCGGGAGCGCGGCCCGGCCGAGTTGACCAGAGAGGTGCGGATCTCATCGCGGGCCTTGATCAGCTCGTCGACGGTGCGGTACTCCACGGTGCGGTCGGTGTAGCGCACGACTTTCTCACCGCGTGCGATGGCCGCCTCAACCGCGTCGAGGTGCTTCTGTGTAAAGGACATATCAGCGTCTCTTCAGATAGCCGCTGGTGGAGCTGCGGCGTTGAGGGGGTAGTGCAGCGGGTCGTGGTTGAGCCGCTTGGGCAACAGGATGTAGTGCTGGTTGTGGCATGGTCGCTGGAGCAGGCTGAGTGACTCGTTCGCCCTGCACGGGCTTGATCCCCAGCGCGTCATCGAACAACCCAGACTGTGCCAGGGCCTGGCGGACCCGCTCCCAGTCGTGCTCCTTGTAGCGGTTGATGCCCAGGTAATGCGCCATGGCAAGGCAGTACACCATCAGGTCGAGGGCTTCGTTGCGCTCGGCCTTGCCCTTGACCCATTCGATGCGCTTGTGGCCCCGCACATACCGGGCGACCTTACGTTCAGCTACGCACTGCGCGAAGAAGTCGTCCGGCAGGTCACTGGCAAAGTGCAACGCGCCCGGGCCTGACTCGAATGGATAGCGGTTGTAGATCCAGTCTTTCGCCGTGTCGGTACCGACAAACCACAGCTCGGTGCCGTTGCGTTCTGTCTGGCCTTTCCAGGTCACATCCACCATGGACGGCCGCTGGGCGATCACCGGCTTGCCGGGCTTGCTCGCGCCCTTGATGGCGAACACGTTTCGCCAGCGGCGCACGCGGCAGAACTGATAGACCTCGTCGGTGTGATGACCGCCGGAGTCGACAGCCGTCGCCAGAATGCCCAGGCCAACACCGCATGGATGCCGATACTTGGCCTTGAGCAACTCGTCCAGCGCCGCCCAGGTGCGGTCGTCTGCCGGGTCGCCTGCGACGATCTGGTAGTCAATGACCCAGCGCTCCATGCCGACGCCCCAGCCCATCGCCATGAACTCCAGGCGGTTGGCCTGGACGTCAACGGCGCCGGTGATCATGAGCACACCGGCCGGCATCGAGCCGAGGGTGAAGTTCTCCAGGCGTGCCCGGTGCTTCAGGGTATCGGCCTTGGTTTGCTCCTGGGCGCTGTCCCATACCTTCGCCAAACGGGTGTTGTAGAACACCTGCATCGGTTCAAGGTCGCCCTTGGCCTGGGCTTTCTTGGCCTTTTCGAACTGCTTGGCGAGGGACTTCCAGTCCATCCAGCCGAGCGGTGAATACAAGGCGTTGAGGGTAAACCCCACCGTCTCACCGTCCCCCTCGGCATGGGCGCGCCATTCGCCTTTGGCGAGCATCTCGGCCTTGTGGTACTCCTCGATCAGCACGTCACAATCAGGGCCTGCGCACTGGTAGTGCACCACGCTGAAATCCCGCGAGTAGTGCAGGCGTTCCCATTCCAGGGTCTGCATGTGGCCGCAGGTCGGGCACGGCACGTAGTAGTGCCGCTGGTCACTGCCCTCGAACAAGTCGGAGATCCGCGAGGCGCCCTTGATGGTTGGGGAACTGGAGAAGTAGAACTTCGCATTGCGACCGAACGTACTGCCCCGCGTTTCCGCCAGCTCGATGGGGTCGCCCTCCTCGCCGATGTCCACTTCCCAACGGTCAATCTCGTCGCCGTAGACGTAGCGCGCCGACAGCTCCGAAAGGTTGGCCGCCGAGCCGGCTGTGGTGACGTACAGCGACCCGCCTTCGAACTCCTTGGTGTCCATGGTGTTGCGCGAGTCTCGCGAGCGGCTGGAGGCCACCCGTTCGCGCAGGACCGGCGTGGCCTTGATGGTCTTGCCAATCCGCGAGGAGACCCGCTTCGCCAAGCCCAGGCTAGGCAGCAGAGTCAGGATGTTCGACGGCGCCATGTGGATCAGGCCGCCGATCCAGTTCAAGGCGATCTGGGTTTTCATCAACTGCGAGGCGACCATGGTCACCACGCGTTTGCAGGGGTGAGCCGGTGACAAGCAACGCATGGGTTCGCGGGCATACGGTGTACGCGCCGTGCGGTACTGGCCGGGCTCGGCGGCGCCGGTGTCACGCGGGATGCGCATGTATTCGTCGGCCCATACATCGATCCAGACATCCGGGTCGGGACGCAGCCCACGGAAATACGCCTCGCGGTACACCTCTGCACCGTCAGGGATTTCCGTGGGCATAGGCTCAACTCGTGTTCAGGGCGTGTTCAAGGTCCGCCGAGGACAGGCGCTCCGCGTCCTCCAGCGTGCGGCGCAAGGCCGCCGTCAGGTGTTTTTCGATTTCCCAGGGGTCGGTCATGACCGCCAGCTCCGGCGCCAGCTGTGGTGGCATGCCGAACAGTTGATCGCGCAGAAGGCGACCCGCGTTGTAGGCGCCCAGCTTCACAGCGGGCAATGCGACCAGTGACCCCTTGGCTTTGTGCAGCTCGATTTCCGCGAGCTGAGCCAGGTTGTGCTCGCGCAGTGCGCGGGCCTTTTGGAAGTCCGGGAGCTGCCCCGCAGGGGTGTTCGCGGGCGGCGGCGCAGCCGTGCAAGTCGGCTCAACCGAGGTTGAAAGCTGGCCGTACACGTCGCGCTGAATCCGGTCCTGCTGGTGACGCTCGGCGACGGCGGCTTTGCTCGGGTCGGCAGTGTCGCGAATCAACGCTTCACTGGCCTGAACATCGACTTGTTTGCCGTCGGCACTGAGCACCAGCCGGTTGTTGTTTTTCAACCAGGTGATGTAACTCGGTGCCCTGCCGATCCGGGCCGCGAAGGCGCTCTTCGACAGGTACTGTGGTTCTGTCATGAGCCCTCCTTTCAACGGCTTTTCAATGCAGACCTTTCAATTTCAACGGGTTGAATTTCAGTAAGCTGGCAACCCTGCCGCTAACGCTTTCCCGCGGGTTTGCGACCCCGTACCCTCGGAATGTTGCCAGGGTCCCCGGCGCCAAAATCACCCCTGCCCGCCAGCGCTGGGTGGTGCCTCTGCTACACCCAGCCGCTTGGCGGCCCAGCGTTCGTAAAGGCCGATGGCTACATCGGCGCCGGCCATCGCCGTCAGGCTTCCCAAGGCGCCTGCTGTCCAGAGCGACATGCCGGCGGCGATCATCAACATCATCGCCGACACCCCGCAGACAACGCAGCCACCGGACCGCAGTGCCAGGCGCCTCAACAACACCCAGCCCCGCGCCCCGTCCTTGTCGGCACGCCACATCTCCCCCGATACGCCGCCGACCAAGGCCAGAAGAATTACTAACCAGATCGGCATCTCTGCCAGTGCTTGCTGCTCGCTCGTCATTGCCCGCCCCTTAAACGCAAAAACCCGGCGCAAGGGCCGGGTTTGGTGTGTGGTGCCTGCCGCTTTATGCGGTCGCACCTATCGAAGATGAGTACTTTTTACAGGTCGATTCCGGTGGCAGCAAGCCTGTTTTAATGCCACCCGGTGAATGTCTGGTGAACGCCTAGGCAATGTCGGCGAATATCTTTATTTCGGCTTCCAGCGCCTGGGGCGCTGTCCTTCCTGTCCCACTATCTCGGGTCAAAGTAGGACAGCTACAGACGCCTAGAATCGGGGCCTGCCCCACTGTCCTACTTTATTTTCTATTCTCTCCCGTAAAGAGAAAAAGCTAAGAGCACGCGTGCGCGCCATGGGCGCGTATGCACTCCCGCTACGCTCACACATGGGCGGGACGTGCGGGAAGGTTGGACAGTAGGACAGACCAACAACAGCGCGGCCCGCGCTCGTCTAACTGCATCAAACAACAGTGGGACAAGGCGAGCCGGTAGGACAGCCACAGACGCAGACAGGATCAAGCAGCGATCCCCATCAACAGCCCATAGATGCACAGGTGCGCGTCATGCAGGCGCTGGTAGTAGGTGTCACGCCCGCAGCTGCAGTGGGCATACTTCAGGCGCATGTCGGTGTCTTGGTTGCAGTAGTGCTCTCGCACGATTTGCTCATGCACCGGATCGAGATGTTTGGTCACGATCAGCTCAATATCCAGAGAACCTTCCAAGGGCGCACGGAACGCCCGCCGGCCTCGAATCAGTTGCCCATTGCTCTCCATCATCATGGCAACCATGTTCCCACCGGCGAGCCCGCCTGCACTGAGGTCGCTATGCAGCTCCTCGGCCCATTTACGCAGCCGCGCATCGATTTCCTTAATCATCGAAACATGGCTCCTGAATCGGCTGGACTTTCAGGTTCGATGCTCCACCCCAATCTTTTGGCCTCTTGTAACCCCAGGGCCGGACGCCGCTCTTAGGCAATGCGGATAGCCGGACCTTACGCCAACCCAACCGGTGCATGATCGCCCCAACGCGCATCTGTTCAGGCTTGCCCCAATGTCCGTAGTCCAGCTTCAAAGCCCCAAGCAAAATGTCTGTGCCGGTCGCCGTCTCTCCAACCTGATACTCCTCGAGCCAAGTCAGAATGGGGCCTTCCCACTCATCCACCACAAAGCGCTCTTCCTGAGCTTCAGCGAACAGTGGCGCCTCCTCCCGGTTAACCCACCAGATATCGCCAGACTGATAGCAAAACATCGCCTCGGCCCACAGCTGGTCACGGATTTCGCGCAACTGGTCCAGATCCACCTTGGTACAAGCCACCGGCCAATAACGCCGGTTGCCCGTGGCATCCTTCAGGTACTCGTCCTGGTTCGTCGTACCCACGAAAACACACTGGCGTGGCACGTCCATCGTTCTGCGGCCATAGCTCTCGCGGTAAGTGTCCGTCGAGGCCGAGAAGAACTGCTTCGCCTTGGTGGACTCGGCCTTGTTGAAACTGTCCAGCTCCCCCAGCTCAACGATCCACTTGCCGCGAATCGCCTGGAACCCATCCTTGTCGCCCAAGGCGAAGGGGGTATCCATAAACCAGGCACCACCCAGCACCGACATGGCCGTGGATTTACCGGCGCCCTGTGCGCCTTCGAGGATCATCACAGAGTCAGCCTTGCAGCCCGGCTGCATCACCCGGCCGACCGCCGAGACCATCCAGCGCTTACCGACCTTGGAGCTGTAATCCGTCGGGGCTACGCCCATGATGTCTGTCAACCAGGTGTCGAGCCGGGGTACCCGATCCCACTCCAAGCCATTGAGATAATCTCGTACCGGGTGAAAGGCATGGTCATGTGCAACAACACTGACAGCCTCAATAACGCTGCTCGCCTTGACCCGCAGGTTGTACTGTTGCGCGAGCCACTTCATGACCAGCATGTCATCAATGTCAGCCCAATCGCCGACACCGCCGCCATACGGGGCAGCACGCAGCTTGACGATCTTGGAGCTGAACGCACTGAAGCCAATCACACCGGCCCAACGTTCGTCGTTGCCCAGGATCAGCTCTACGTTTTGCATGTGCGCGATCAACATGCCGTTTTCCGTGCGGGCCAACTGGTCTTTCCAGCCACCCGCTGCAGGTGGCTTGACCACCGCCAGAACCTGGCGGCGCACCGCATCCAATCCTTCAGCACAGTGCAGGTCGTTAAAGTCGGTCCACTTGTCCTCTCGTTCCCCCGAAAAGATCGGGCCGACTACCTGCCCACCCACAACCGTAGCCGCGTTGTTGGCTTTCTCTTCACCTGGGTTCCAGGGCTCGCCATTAGGGCGCTTGGTTTTCCAATCATCATCCCGGCAGATGATGATTGGACGCCCCGGGAACCGCTCGCGCATTGCCTTGGAGACCGTCATGAGGTTGCCCGCATCAAAGGCAATGGCGACCGTCAACGAGGTCGCCATGTGCAGGCTCGCACCGGTGGCGTAGCCCTCACACACCAACACTGGCTCGCCCGGTTCAGGGTGCGGACCAATGAGGTGGAAGGCGCCTTCCTTCGCCATCCCATAGGGCCAGTAAGACTTGTCGCGGCCGGTGTCCTCTTGCTTCTCGGGGAATATCACTTGTAACCCGACGATCTGGTCCCGAGCGTTTTGCATGGGCACCAAAACCGCGCCGGAGCGCGGGGCATAACGAACACCGAGGCCTACAATCTGCTTTCGATCCAGATAGGCGCTACGGCCCTTTTCGGGCATCCGCTTGAATAAACCAGCAGCACGGTTGGCCGCTCGACGGGCAGCGTTGGCAGCCTTCTCGGCGGCCTTGCGCTTGGCCTCCTCCTGACGAGCGCGCATGACTTCTCGCTCTTCAGGCGTCATCCGGCCAGGCTTAACTTTGATCTTTTGCGTTTCCCCTGTACGCCAGTCGCCGAACGCACCGAAGATCAAAGTTTCGCTCTTCTCGGTATGGTGCTCGTGTAGAACGTACCAGCCGTTTTTCTCTTTGCCCTTATCCAGGGCGGTCTTGCATCGAGTCAGCTTGCCGTAAAGCAGTGGCTGCGCGGGCTCCAGACCGAAGTCCGCAAATTGATTCAGCACGTCATCGAGCATGGCGAGCCTCTCGCATCTCATCGATGGACTGGCAGTTCACACACTGCGTGCAGCCCTGCTGGGCCAGTCGCCGCGCCTCGGGGATCGGATCGTCACAGCTTTCACAGAACAACAACGAATGCCCAGGCAACGCCGGCTTGAACGCACTGCGAGCAGCAAGCGCCTGATCAATGCGCTCCTGTACTAAGTCATTGGCGAAATCAGCAATGTCAGCCACGGCCGTCACCCCGCGTTGTCTGGTTGACGTATGTGGCGCGGTTGAACAAGCCCAGCAGCCCCTGGATACCTCGAAACACCTGCAGACGGATCGCGGCCAGCTCGTGATCGCTGACCACCCCATCGCCAATACTCTTGGCCCAGGTGTCGGCCAGATCGGCCACCTGCCGAAAATACTCGGCAAGACCGATGGTCAGGGTTTCGGGCATGTCAGTGGTGTACACCTCAGACAGCTCATGCCAGATCGTATCGCCGACCAAGGCATGCACCGCATCCAGAATGCGCCTGTCCTTTGTCAGCTCGAGGATCTCGCCAAACTCTTGAATGTTTACCGAGTGGCTGGGGTGCGTGGGGGACAGCTTGTGCTGCAGCGTGGTGGGGTTTCGGCCGGTGGTGGCGGCGATTGCAGCGGCGCCGCCTGGGTAGTCCCGTGCGGCATGGTAAAGCGCCAGATCGAGCGGCAGGACTTCCCGCTGTGCTCGTTCGACGCAACTCAGAGCAATTCGGCTCATGGCATTAATCCTTGAAAGTTGCCAGTGCCGCGCGACATGCAGTGGTGATACATTTGCCGCGTGGCTTGAAAGGGCCCAAACGCCGGCTAGATCTTAGGGATCGATACCGGCACCGTGCCGGGGCAAGCAATCCGTTGCTCACCCCGGCGCAACAGCTGCCCAATCTGTGGTGGAAAAGGCAGCAACACCAAGGCTTCCGAGCCTTGGGAAAGCGCGATGAAGAGAGGTGGTTTGCATGTGGTGTGCCCGCCTACCTTTATCGCGACCCGACAGCGCTGTGGTGGTGCGTGCCGGGAGGAACTGGGCGGCCCTTGGGTCGCCTTTTTTCTGCTAAGCGACCTTGGACGTTGAGTTGTTTTCCGTAATCCCGAAATGCTCGAGCACTTCAGCCAATGAAACACACCCTTCGCTTTCCCAGGTCAAAGACTTGATTAAAGAAACGCTGGGATCCTTGCTCGCATACTTGACGTGAAGGCGCAGGTAACTCGGCGCAATCCGACAGCGTTCCGCGTAAGCCTTGATGCCTTCAGCATCCAGGCAGTTGATGTAATCACGAAGCCTCATAGGGATACCTCCTGAAGCCAATTTAACCTCAAAGGTTATTTTTTTCAATACCCAAGAGGACATTCACCTATGAGGTTAACCGAGCCAAAATCCGCTCATGAAAATTTCAGATACGAGATTGCAAAATTTCCGCAGAGTTTTGGTGGAAAGGAAGCTTCGCCTGAGCCAAGTTGCCGACCTTTTAGGTAAGGCGCCCGCTCAGGTGAGCGCGTTCGCTGGTAGAAATCCTACCAAGGGGATCGGAGACCAAATAGCTCGGGAAATTGAAAAGGCGCTGCATTTGCATCAAGGATATCTCGATATGCCATACGGCATAGGTGAGTTCAATAACGCCACGATCCTTAGCCATACGGGCCGCAAACTACCCGTGATAGGGTCGATTGCTGCAGGTGCATGGTGCGAGGCACACGGAAGTTTTGATCCAAGGGATGCTGAAGAATGGATTGATGCTCCTGGCCCGGTGGGTCCCCGGGCATTCATACTTCGTGTAGAAGGGATTAGCATGGAGCCCAAGTTTGTAGAGGGAGACAAAATCGTTATCGACCCATCTATAGAAGCTCTTCCTGGACATTTCGTAGCTGCAAAGAGAAGTCGAGATCAAGCTGCAACTCTTAAGCAACTAAAACAAGAGGGAGGCGAGCTTTTTTTGTATGCGTTAAATCCAGATTGGCCAGAGCGCATCATCAGAATGACGGAAGAATGGAGTATATGCGGTAGGGCTCGCTGGAAAATTTCAGATCTCTAAAGGCAACATAAAATTTCCAGCCAACCTAAGTTACTTAATAGAATCTCGAGGCAGCAATGCTATCTCTCCTATGAATAGATAGGTATGAATCACTGCCAGCCTAGCTTCTTGCATACTTACATCCACATGCACACCCTTACATGTCTTTTCATAGATTGCATCTAACCTAGCAGCAAGAAATTCTAATTCCGAGCCCAGGATTGCCTCATTACTGCCGCTGCTGACCCTATCAGACATATAAGCAAGTATCCTATTCTTATACTGCTCCTCGCCTACCTTCCTAGCCTTACCTTTTTGATCAATCCAGTCGATATCTGTCGCCGGGAACAGTGAATCAGCCACTGTCATCAATAATCTCCTGCAAGACGTCAGCGCAGCCGTTCTCGATTCAGTAGAGCCATCGGTAATACGCTCATTGATGGCGACGATTTTCTCTGCTGCTTTCGGGCAGTGCGCTCGGACGAAACTATCAATCTCATTTCTTGCCGTTTCAAATATATCTTGAGCAGCATCGCCCAACTCTAGAGCCAAGTACATATCGGTAGCATAATTATGCAAACCAGCCATGAAAGATATGAAAGTCGCCTTGGAAGTTGAATAATTATCCTTATAAGTTCTATGAATTTTTAGCTGAGTATTTAACAGAATTTCAGTTGCATTTTTTTCTACGAAATCCTTAACAGCACCTACCGCTGCAGGAGAAAAACCCGACAAACTTATTCGAGCACCTTCGACTATAGCTTCATACTCCGAGAGACTCTGCGTGTAATAATTGCCAGCAACCGAATTATAGCGACCCGATGAGATAGCATATTTTTCACAGCTACCTATTGTTTTAAAGTTAAAGTCTTCTGGATAACCCTTGGTCTCATAATCTAACCAAAGCTGCGCATCAGCGTCCCGCATTAATCTAGCTAAACGCTTTGCTTTCATCAGTATTCTATCTACTGCTGAAGAAGAGTTTTCTAGATCATCAAGCAACGATGCGGCCAGGGAGCGAGCCTCACTTATCCTTGTGTTCTTATCCGACATTTTCACCTCTCAGGGCACCCAGATGAGCTCTATCTGCTGAGATCATGATGGCATCACTGCGCTCGGAAGAGTAGCCATAACCTTTTGCACACCTACAAGGTAAATAAATCTTGACTTGTTAACCTTTTGGGTTAATTTTTGTCTCACTCACCACCACAGAGCGAGGCAAAACCATGCACACCACAGCATCCCTGCACGTCCACCCGGCCGTTGCCGACCCATCACGCATCTTTGAAGTAAGGCGCTTGGCACGTAGCCACGGCTGCCCCTTCATTCCGTCCAAACCCAAGCCGCAGTGCCGCACCGCACCGACCTCTTTCGATCCAAACGACGGAGGCCGGGCAGCATGATCAAATTCAAGATCGACAACCGCACGCTGACTTTGCTCAGCGCCCAGGTAAACCTCAGCGGGACTTTCAACCACACCCTAAGGTCAACGCCTCGTCGCGATGTGTTGGCGTTTCGATTGAAGGTTGAACGCAATAAGGCGGACAGCACCTTCACCATTGAGTTGGGTTCAGAGCGCCACACACTGACCCTACCCAACACCAAGAAAACTCACTTGAAGCTGGCTGACTTCATTGAGGAGGTCGTCAACGGACCTTCAGACCTGGCTGGCGAATCCCAGTCGCAACGACATGCTGAACGTGAGTACGGCGCTTTCAGCACCGAGCATCGCGAACAGGTATTCAGACTGGTTTGCACTGGTGGATTCATCGACCTGGACATGGGTTTTGAACTGCCGATCCGGCTCGCCGTGCACCGGACACGTACCCGCTCGGGCATCACCGTAGTAATGAGCATTGGCGTCAAAAGCCCGCGTACCAAGTGCTTCACCGTGTACGGCACCGACGCCGAGATGTACGAGCAGGTTTGCGAATCCATCAGCCACTTGGCTGCGCTGGCGACACCCGCCGCGCACGCAGCTTAGGGGGTATGCAATGGAGCGCAATCTCGAAAAGGCCGCCAAGCACTTCGGCCTGACCCGACCCGCCCTGATCAAGCTCATGCGTGAGAAGGGTCTGCTCACCGACCGCAACCTACCGGCGTTCCCCGTTCGCGACCGTGAGTACCTGCGGGTCAAGGACAGCAACTGGTACCACGACTCGCTGGGGATGCAGTACAGCCAATCGACACGCGTCCGGCAGGCCGGCATCCCCTGGCTTGCAGAGCAACTGGGCCTCGACCTTCCTGCCATCCCGGCAGACAACCGTGACGTGGCCTAGGGAATACGCCCGCCAGATCATCGCCCTACGCACCCGAGAGGAGCGCAACGGCGCGCTCCTTGAGGTGCCGGAGCATCTGCGCGAGCTGACCAAACGCCATTGCCTGAACGCCTGGAATCACCCGGCCCGAAACAAACGAATGGAGAGCCAAAGGCCTCATGAATAGCCAGCCTCAAAACCCGCTGCGCCTGATGCCAGCACCGGAGACGGCCACCGTCGAGCTGCTGTATCGCACCTTCGGCGACGTGCTTATCCCCCTCGAAAAGCTGCGCGTGCAGTACTTCCGCAACCTCAACGAGCAGTCATTTGCAGCCGAAATCACCAGCGGCCGCATTCAACTGCCCGTGACCACGCTGGACAGCAGTCGCAAGGCACCGAAGTACGCGCACATCCGCCACGTCGCGGCATTGATCGACATCCAGGCCTACAAGGCCGACGAAGTTCACGCGAAGGCACAGGCCGACGCAACCGAAGAAGTCCAACCGTAACGGCTGCCACCACCAGCCACCCAAACCACCAGGAGCACACCACATGACTGCAATTCAAATCTGCGCATTGATCGGCCTGATAGTCGGCGCGGCCCTCATCTACTGGACCGGCTACCGAGGCGGGCTCATTGACGGCCGCGTCGAAGGCATCGAAGAGGGCACGAACGACGAACGCGCCGCCAACGCGAAAACCATTCGTGAGCTGGAGGCATCCCTCCAATTCATCCGCGCCGATCACAAAAACCTCGCAGCCCATGCGAAGCGGCTGAGTGAAAGCCAAGCCTTCGGCCCTCAAGAGCGCCAAACGCTTATGCAGATCGCCGAGAAACTGAGGTTGGCCTCTGACACCTTCCTCGCCATGAGTTCGAAGGCACAGGCACAGCAGTCGCTCGACCTGCGCGAAAAAGCGCTGGGCATGGCCGCTCTGCTGGATCAGGTCAAAGTGGAGGACGCAGCATGAGCCGTCATTGCCCGACGCTACGCCTCTCACCTCAAGACGCCGGCGTGCTTCACCAGCAACACGCCAAAGCCACCGCCGAACTGCGCGAAGTGACTCGATTCCGCAAAGAGTTCGACCGGCAACTGTCGCTGATGATCGGCTACGCCGCCCTGCGCAAGTTGCATAAGGACACCCAGAACGCCCTGCTGCTAGCCGACTTGGTCAAGGAGGCAGCATGAACTGGATCCTCACCCAAACCGGCAAACGCTTTGACCTGTTCGAGCCGGACGCCGACATGATCGACCCACGGGACATTGCTCACTCGCTGGCTCACCTGTGCCGCTTCAACGGCCACACCCGCGAGTTCTACAGCGTGGCCCAGCATAGTTGCTTGGTTGCGGATCTGGTGCCGACCGAGCACAAGCTCGCCGCCTTGCTCCACGACGCCACCGAAGCCTACATCGGCGACATGGTGCGGCCGCTCAAACAGTGGATGCACGCCTACCAGGACGTCGAGACTTGGATCTGGGATCGCATTTGCACTCGCTTCAGCCTCGATCAGGACCTGCCGGTATCCGTCACCCAAGCCGACCTGATCGCCCTGGCGACCGAACGCCGCGACCTGATGCCATCCGACCCGGCCACATGGGATTGCCTTGTCGGCATCGAACCCGCGCCCGAACGCATCCGGTCGTGGTCACCCACCGAAGCCCGGCTCACCTACCACCAGCGCCTGATGGACCAACTCGCTATCGAACATCGGAGGAAAGCGGCATGAAGCAGGAACAGAACGCCCAGCAAACCCAGTCCGCTTTTCTCCGCAGCGCCAGTTGGGTCGACGCGCCTGTAAACAACAGTCTCTGCTGCGCAGCAGCAGGCATTACTGCTTCTTTCCAAGCCACCGCCGAGGCACTTATACCCCACGAAAGGCTGCGCCGGGCAGCAGCACCTGAAGCCACGCTGATAGCTCAGCACCGCCCGCCCGCGCAGCCTGCCTTGGGGTATACGCACTTCGACACCGCAGCGGATCCGCCACCGCTGCAGTACCAAGTGGACAAGATTCCCGAGGACAAAATGGCCGAGCTGGTCGGTACGACCCGCCGAGCACTGCAGGGCAAACGCGCCAGAGGGGTCATCCCTAAAGGCGTCTGGAACACCATCGACAACCGCATCTATTACAGCATCAGGAGATATGAGGCATGGCTCGAAAGCCAATGGGATTGCCCACCGGAGTTGAATTTGTCGGCCAGTCCGTCAGGATTCGCTTCACATGGAACGGGCAACGCCGTTGCGAAACCCTCCCCTATCCCCAGACACCGAAAGGCATTAAAGCGGCATCCGATCTACGCGCTAACGTAACCAGCCTTATCAAGCATGGCGTTCTCGACGACCAACGTTATGCGGAGCTGTTTCCCAACTCCACGTATGCCACCTACTCGGCTACTCCCCGCTTCGGGGAGTATGCCCAGGAGTGGTTAAACAGTCGGGAGGTGGTAGCAGGCACCCGCAAAAACTACCGAGCGTCCCTGAACCTATATTGGATGCCTCACCTCGCCCTGCTGCCCGTCGACGGCATCACCTCGGTGCTGTTGCGCAAAATCGTAGCCAGCACTGAATGGAAATCGCCGGGCGTTAAGCGCTCGGCGATCCAACGACTGACAACAGTGTTTAGCACCGCCGTTAAAGATGGCCTGATCAATCGCAACCCGGTGGAGTCCATTGAGCTTCCCGTGAAAACGAAAAAGCCCATCGACCCCTTCACGGTGGCGGAGGCCAACGCCATCATCGAACACCTCTATAAGACGTTGAACCATTCGATGCGGATCTATGCGGCTTACTTCGAGTTCGCCTTCTATACCGGCATGCGCCCTAGCGAGATAGCGGCCCTCCGGTGGGACGAGGTAGACAAGCAGAAACGCTTAGCCACCGTGTGTCGGATCGTCGCGGACTATAAGATCGAGGAGCGCACTAAAACCCGTAATGAACGGCAAGTGATGCTCAATAGCCGGGCCATGCGCGCCATTGAGGTCGCCGAGCAAATCGCCGAACAACGTGCGAAACAGAGCCGTAGAAAGCAGGCGAAGTCTCCTTATGTGTTCCCACCCACAAAGAATTTTGAGTTCATCCAGCAGTCCAGCGTCACCGACAAGCACTTCCAGGCGGCTCTGACCGAATTGGAGATTCGCGCCCGTCGGCAATACAACTGCCGACACACATACGCTACCATGTGCCTCATGGCGGGTATGAACCCTGCGTTTATTGCCACTCAGCTGGGTCACAGCGTTCAGATGTTGCTCTCGACCTATGCCCGATGGATCAACTCCAGCACCGACTGGGGCGAACTCGGTAAACTCGAAAAAAGCTTGAGTGGTACAAAATTGGTACAGACAGAACAAGTACCCTCCTGA